TCCCAAAATAAACTCAACTGTTTTAATCGTTTTCCCGCTTTTTCCGTCTTCAACATAAAGCCACGCTGAAAACTTTGACCTCAAGCCGTCTAAAAGTGTATCAGGCACTTTAACCGTGCCTTTACCGTCGGAATATATACCGTCAACCGACAACGATATATCGCCATATTCAAAGTGCATCTCAAATTTTTCAGGTAATTCAACACCCGAAATTTCAAGAGTTTGTCCGTAGTCAAACTGAAAAAGTTCTGTGTTACGAACTTCGTTCGTTTCAGTAAAATCAATCTTAATCATACGCCGATTACCGCCCTTAATTTTCCGTTTGAATTGTTGAATGTAATTCCTGCTTTTGCACCGCTTTCCATATTCAAATCATTCCCTCTGATTTGAGAATCGGAAATATAAACATATTTGTTAAAAATGTTATCAAAGTTATATCCGAAAGAAGTGAAAGAAAATCCCTTGTCATTAAACATTGAAACAGCCTTTTTCGGTACAAACTGCAACGAAATTGACGAATCAACAGATTGACCGTCTTTGACCCCTGTCCATACAAGCACTATTCCGTTAGGCTGAGCCGATACAGGCTCACTGAGTGCAATTGTTTGGTTGCTCGCCATATAGTAACCGTAGTTGCTTGACCATAGAGTTTTTTGATTTTTCGCCAAATCATACAGACTTCTGTCAACGGTTTTAAATTTTTTCGTAACGCTTTCGACAGTAATCGCTTTGAGTTTTACCTCGTATAGCACAAAATCTACAGTCTTAACGCCTTTTCTTATTTCGCCTGTTTGAGTGGCAGGAGGCTTTGGGCTTTCTGCAGGTGTTCCCTTGATTACTTGAATTTTTACGCTTTCGTAACCTGTTTCAGTTTCTTGTGTATATCGTGCAACTATCAAGTCTATTCTGTTAACACCCTGTGAGCCGTTTTCTATCTGCACATCGTCAAACGCTCCGCTGTCGATTGAGGCAGCACATCCCTGCATTACAAGTAAGCCGTCTCGAATTCTGATGGTGTTCGATGTCTGTTGTTCTGCTTTCAATCTTTCACCGACAGGCATAACATAACTGTCACTCCCGAAAACAGCACAGTTAATATCTCTGTCTTGCTGTGAAGTAATATGCGGTGTTCCCGTTTTTCCTGTTATAATTTTCATTCGTTACCCTCCAAATTGTACTGAATGGAAGTAAGTCCGTTTTCAGTAGTTATTATTTTTTCAAAAAGCGGTTTTTTTGCTGAAATTCCCGTAATATAATCTCGACCCCCGACTATATCGCCTATGTCAACATCTATTCCGAGCGACGCTATATCCATTTTGAAAGTGCTTTTCGCAATTCGATTATCGAATTCTTTTAAGGCATCTTCTTTGAGATTTTCAGAATTCGCATTTTCGTATGTTTCACACACTTCATCTATACCGAAAAATGTCTGTACATTCGATACAACACCGTTTCTGTCGGCATACAAATGTATGACTTCTCTGTCTGTCAACTCGCCTTTTCCGAGTGCAATTAAATGATTGCACGCATTGCTGACTTGTTCGGAAATAAAATTGACTTGACTGTCCTGCGACAATTCAATCTTTTGAGAATAGTCGAATATGGGAACAGCAGAGACTTCAACGAAGCCTGCTGCTCCCTGTTCCTGCTGAATATACTCTATTTTCAGTTTGTAATTTTTTTGTAAAAGCATTTTTGAAAATCCCGACAACATATCGGTATATCTGTCGAATTGATATGTTATCGAAATTCCCGATTTTGATTGTTTTGCTCTTATTATGTCGGTAAAATTGTTTCCGATAATCTGTGACAGAATATCGTTTAAATCTCCGCTTACTTTTTTGTACGCTTCATTTGCAGGCGGAGATATGACTTTCTTTTTCAAAAGTCCACGCCAAGTATATCCCGTCAGCGTAATTGTGTCGGTAGCAGTGTCGGTTTTAATTCCGCCGATTATTCCGCCGATTTCAGATTTAGGAGCATAGACACGGCACCCGACCTTGATATTACTGTTCCAATCGGCAAGACTGATTGTTATTTCAAAATCATTCGTATTTCCTATTGAAAAATCAGACTTTGTATAAACAAGACTGCAAACATCGTTACCGTCTTTTGTGGCAAGAATTAAGTCCATTCAGGCTCGCTCCTTTCGGCAAAAGCAACTATGTCAAAGCCGAAGTTTCCGTTCCAAGTAACGAGCAAATCGCCACTCGGAATTTTTGAAAAGACAGAGTGTTGCTTTCCACGCAAATCATAGACGGATATATCTCCGCTGTCTGTATGCTTAATAACTTCATTTGTCCTTGAGTCGATAGTTAGATACTCGTTTGCTTCAAGCGTAACGAAAACTGCATACGGTTCGGAATTAATATACACAGTTGGATTGACCGCCGAGCCGTAGATTGTCAGCAGAAAATCAGACGAAGCAAGTTTGTTAACACTCCAATATTCCGTTCCCGACACCGAAGAAGCAAAGTCATATTTATAGTCGTACGGATAGTCGAGCATTTCATCAGTTCCCTGTTCTTGTTTAACCGTGAAAGATTTTTTTACTTCTTTCAGCCAACAGCCTTTAGCCGAAACAGCCGTAAACTCTTGAAACATAAAAGGAATGCCC